GTGATTTAGCTTTAAATGATTTTTTGTTTAAAGTATCTACTATATCCTGTCTAGTAGAAAATTTTATACCTACTGTATCTTTTGGATCCTCATCTGTGTATAATCTTCTACTTGATCCTTTTGGTTTTTTGCCTGTACCTTTTTTAGGATCTCCTTCATTTAAATCTTTTTTACCTAATATATTCAGTATTTTTTTAAAATCTTCTTCTGTTAAATTTTCAGGGAACATATTTCTAAAACTATCTATATCCGTTTTAAATAATTTTCTTGCTTCAGTTCCACTTACACCTCCCGTAGTAGCTACTTCTGTTGGTATTACATTATCACTATATTTTTTAACATATTCTGATCTTTGTTTAACATCAAATTAATCCTTATCATCTCCAGGTCTTGATCCTATAAAAACATATACTTTATCTTCTGGATTATTTTGAAGATATTCTTTATAATATTTAAAGGGTGAACTAACTGGTATTACTGTAGCCGGTTTAGAAATAAAACCTATATCATTATATAAATTCCATATTTTAACTGCTTGTCTTTGTGTAAAACCATCTCTTTCTCCTCCACCCACTAATATTTTTACTTCAGTTACTTCAGGACTTTGTTGTAAACCTTGATTAACTACCTCTAAATGACCTTTTGTAGGGGGTTTAAATCCTCCCCCAAATAAAGCAACTACTTTTTCTGTTACTTCATTTAATATACCTTCTACTAAAAATTCACTTAACCCATTCATTTTAAAAATGCATTTATTTTACTTTGTGCTTCTTCTTTTGATACTGAAGAATTTATAATATTTTGTACTTGATCCGATTGTAATATATCTTGTACTTCTTGGTTTAATTTTGCCTTTTGAGCGTTACTTCTAGATAATTCTTTTTCTGTTTTTTGTCTACCATCTTTAACTTTAAAAGGATCAACATAAGTTTTTAATATATTAGATATATCCTTCATTGTTTCGGAATCACCAGTATTTGCTACAGATACAAAATTATCGCCAAATAAATCCTGATATGGTTTAAAGTTTTTAGTTACATCTTTCCATGTACTTAATACTGCACCTGGTAATAAACTTCTGTCTTCCCCACCTGATTTTTCAAATCGTTCTTGATTACGTTTTAGTGACGTTTCTAAGTCAGTATAAACATATAACATAAGAATGTCATACCCTTCTTTTTCTAGCTGATTTACTAATTTAATTGTTTGATTTTGCGATGCAGATGTACCATCTAATACGAAGGAATCGCGATTAGCTATGGCTTGGGGTATTTGTTCTCCTTTAAGTTTTTTAGTAGCTTGAGCCATTGCTTTCATGAATTTACTTCTATCTTCGGCATCCGCTGCTTTTTGATTTAAGGTAAATCCATCCGTTTTAGATAATGCTGATATTGTATCATCTAAATTAAATGTTTTTAAATTAGATAAATCTAAATCTTTTAAAATAGAACCCTTCCCTGCTCCAGGAGCTCCTGCTAAAAGAATTGCTAGTGGTTTACCTTGAACTTGTTCTAACAAATCAACTAATTTTATCATGGATATAAATATTAGCCCTTTTTCTTCACTTGCGTTCTAAATTCTGTAAATATTGGTGAGTGTTTTGGGTTTTCTAGGTCAAATAGTTTTTTTACTGTTAAAAATATATCCAAGTTTTCATCTTGGGTACGTTTTGATTCATACATTTCCCATCCTTTACCTTGCATTTTACCTTCTTTAGGTCCACGTTTGGATGATTTTAACCATAATACACCTAGTCTGTCTATTTTCTTACCAAAACACTCTTCATAACATTTGGCGTAAACAGCGGTCTGCAAATCGTAAGTTGTTTGTAAATGGTTAGATGTTTTGAAATCTATAAGCCATATTTCATTACCTATTTCACAGATTAAATCGCATGTACCTGCTACTTTAAGCTCATCTGAAAATAAATGTACTTCTGTTTCTAGTAAAGTTGGGTTATATTCTTCCCACCAATCTACAAATTTTAAAAACATTTGCCATACTGTAGGATCATATAATACACCTCCATTTTCAGATAAAAAATTTAATTCTTTACCATTTAAATAATCTTCTATCATCTCATGTACTAAAGTACCTTCTTCGCCTGCTTTTTTAACTATCCAATCTGCACTGTATCCTACTTTTTTTAACCAGTCTTGAAAATGTTTACCTTTTGGGTAGTGTGATAAAACATATGTTATTGATGGATAATATTTACCATTTCTTCTATAATACCTAGAATCTGGTAGGGTTATTTGTTTTGCATCTTCGGATATTTCTAATATCCTATTGTACTTTTTCTTTACATTCCTCTTCTTCATATGAGAGATATCTTTTTCTCCATTAAATCATATTGACTAATGGGTTCTGTGTTTTGAATTAGCTTGGTAAAATAGGAAAAACCTAAATCACTTGGATCCTTTCCATCTAATTCTACAAGGTATACTTCTTTACCTTGGTTTAGTAAATATTCACAATGTTTAAGTGCTTGCTTTATAGCATCAGTATCTAATGCTATATAAATCTTTTTAACTGTTGATTGTACTATACGTTTAAGTAAATTTGATTGTATGTTTTTACCTAATAATGGTATAGCATTTCGTTTTATTGCCATAGCATCAAATGGACCTTCACATAGTACTAATGGTGAATCCCAGTTTATGAATAATTCAAATGGTATTATATCTCTAGAACATTCTGGGTTTCTATATTTAATAAATGGATCTTGTTCGAATGAACGACCTGTAAAATAGTTTAGTATGCCATCTTTATCATATGAAGGTATAATAACCATATTATTATATCTACCAAAATCACAATATCCAATATTATATTTTATAATATCATCATTTGTAACACCTCTACTTTTTAAATAATAATATGCTTGTTTCCATTTTATAGTTTTATCATCTGGAAAAAATGGGATGAATTCTTTGGGTAATTCTACTATGTTTTCTACTATAACTTCTTCTACATGGCTACCTGTTTTAACTAGTTTACCTAGTTCTACAAATTTATCCGGTGATACCTTAAGTGCTTTAAATAAACTTCTTATTGTTTTACCTTTTTTACCACATACCCAACATTGAAATGGGTTGTAGCCTTTTTTATTTTCTGTAAAATTAACCTCTAATTTGGGTTTATGGTGATTGCAGAAAGGACAATGGTATGCTTGATTACCTCTTGCTGTCCTCTTCCCTGTCCCTAAGACTGTATTAACTAGATTAACTAGTAGTTCATTTACCATGTGTTGTAATATACGAAGTATATTTTAAAGTTCAAAATCTTTTGTAAAAAACTTACCTAATATATTATCATTAAAATATTCATCAGGTTTTTCTAGTACTTGATGTACGAATTGCATTTGCGTTTCATAGTATGTTAATAGTTTTTTATCTGGGGCTGTTTTAACTATGTGACGTTCAAAATTTTCTATTGGTTCTAATTCCATTACTTCCTTAAGTAATTTATTTGAACCCCAATAAGATTCCCAATCAGATTCTTTTATTGTTAGTTTGTAAGATGGTTTCCTACCTACTACTCCCTCATACATTGCTAAATCTTTTTTAGTTAATTTAACTTTTCTATTATGGTATAATACTTTTTTACCTATATAGGATTTACCTGTAGGTTTATGTACTATTCTATAAACGAATCCGTATGTGTTATCTGGGAAATCTGTAATGGTATCAATTGGTTCTCCTTGAAGACCTATCCATTTCATATGTTTGTTTTAGTTAATACTAGAGATCTAAATTTACTAGTATAGTAGTATCTGTTACATTTGAACTTTGCAAAGGTTGAGATAATTTACCTACTGCTACTAGTTGGTTTGCATTATTATATAGTCCTACTGTTGTTACATAGGGTTGAAAATATGAACCAGTTAAAAAATCATATACTCTACCTTCAGTACTGCCTGATACTGCTGATGGATTTTGTGTGTAAGTATATTCATTAGGGCTAAAAGTACATTTATATTGTGATTCATATATTGTCATTGTACTTTGAAAAGAACAAGTTATATTACTGCTTGTAGTAAAAGAGTTTATATTACTAGAAGCTGATGTAAGGGTTATTATACCATGTTCATATATTATATCCCCTACTTTTAAACTAGCACTAATTAACCCTCCTTCTCCATTATCCGTATAAGATATTCCTTCTGTTTCATAATTAAAAGTTCCTGGTTTAATATATTCTCCAAATATATTTGAGGGTACAGGCATTACACCTATTTCATCATTTGAACCCGTTGGAAAATATCTATTAGCTAATAAAGTATTAGGTAAATAATTTTCATACATTGGTTGATTAGCTCCACCATCAGCAGTA